CAAGACAGTGAAGGATGGCGACTATACCGTTAAGGTCGTTGGTCGCCTGAATCGCTCGGTCAACAGTGAGACCTTGCAAGAACTGGCCGCAGAACATGGCCTGAGCGAGCACTTGTCGCATCTGTTCCGCTGGAAGCCTGATCTAAACATGACGCTCTGGAAGGCTGCCGACTCCACCATTACCAGCGCCCTTGCTGGCGCAATCACCACGAAGCCCGGACGCCCGAGTTTCACCATCACGAAGAAAGGAGCTTGACCTATGTTTTTCGGAGAGTTTGACGCAAGCGCAGTACCAGAACAGGAAACCAGCTACGGCCCATTGCCTGAGGGTTGGTATCAGTGCGTGTGCACTGAGGCGACGTTCAAGGAGACGAAGACCGGAACCGGAAAGTATATTCAAGCCGGTCTGACTGTCGAGGGTCCGAGCCACCAGGGGCGCCGTCTCTTTGCGCGCTTCAACATTCATAACGCGAACGACAAGGCACAGGATATTGGCATCCGGCAGTTCGGTGAGTTCGTCCGCGCTGTGGGTCTGGTGAAGGTCAACGACACCGACATGCTGGTCGGTCGTCGATGCTCGGTGAAGGTCAAGACTCGAACCAGCGAACAGTACGGAGACCAGTCCGACCCGGTGAACTATCGCGCCATTGAGGGAAGTGCTGCGCCTGCTCCATCCTTTGCCGCACCTGCCGCTCCGGCACCAGTGCAAGCACCAGCCGCGCCAGCCGGTAACCGTCCGCCGTGGATGATGAAGTAAGGCAAAAAAATAGGCGCCTGTGGGGAGTCAGGCGCCTACCAAACCAACTACTGAGGAAAGCATGACCATGTTACATCAAAAACGATGGTATCGCCACATGGACCACGAGAAGGCAGAGAAAATCCGAGAGCTTTACTTATCGCGGCAGTTTAAACAGACAGAGCTTGCGCAACTGTTTGGCGTGCGTCAGTGCACAATTAGCCGGATCGTATCCGGCCAAGTATGGGTGAGAGCATGAAGATACCGACCATTGATCCGATAGTCGCCGCCATTGACGCGGCGCACGAAGCCAAGCAAGAGCGACCGCGCCCACACCTTGGATGCTCTACGCTTGGTCATCCTTGCGACCGCTGGTTGTGGCTTTCATTCAGGTGGGCTGTGGTGGAGGCATTCGAGGGGCGCGTGTTGCGACTTTTCCGTCGCGGCCAGATGGAAGAAGACACCGTGATTGCTGACCTTCGCGCTGCTGGCCTGGAGGTGTCCTCGCAGCAAAGCCGTGTTGACTTTGGCGCGCACGTATCCGGTAGCCTGGATGGCATCGTAAAGTCTGGCGTCCCGCAGTCACCGAGCAAGCGCCACGTCCTCGAGATTAAGACGCACAGCCGAAAGTCTTTTGATGATCTTGAGGCGAAAGGCGTACAGAAGTCTAAGCCGATGCATTACGTCCAGATGCAAGTGTATATGTACGGCACCGGCGACGAGCGCGCCTTATACGTTGCAGTCTGCAAGGATGATGATCGACTCTACACTGAGCGCGTCAAGTATGACGCCAGCGTAGCCGAAAAGGCTGTAGAGCGTGGTCGCCGTATTGCCATGGCGGACCGTATGCCGGAGCCGCTGAGCACCGACCCGACATGGTATCAGTGTCGCTTCTGTGCCGCCCATGACTTTTGCCATATCTCCAAGACCACCAAGCGCGTGAACTGCCGCACCTGTGCGCATAGCACTGCCAAGGAAGATTCAACATGGCGCTGTGAGCGATACCAGTCTGATGACATTCCCGTCCAGTTCCAGCATGAAGGCTGCCCTAGTCACGTCCTGCACCCTGATCTTGTGCCGTGGGAACTGACCGACAAGAGCACCGAGACTGCTGCCGTATGGCGTTTACCGTCTGGCGCCGAGGTGATGAACGGCGATGGCGGATACACCAGCCAGGAGTTACTGACGAACCCGGCAATGTGCGGTGACCCGGTTGTCGATAGATTCAGAAAAGACTTTGATGCGAGGGTGACGGGATGAGCACGATGATTGACTACGATCAATTTGTACAAGCAAAGCGCCGCGCCGAAATGGCAACTGGTCATCAGCCAGGCGAGCTAAACGAGCATCTTTTTGACTTTCAGCACGCCGTTGTTGGCTGGTCTGTGCGCCGTGGGCGTGCCGCTATCTTTGCCGATACCGGACTAGGCAAGACGCTGATGCAACTCTCCTGGGCTGATGAAGTGGCTGGCCATACTGGCGGCATGGTGTTGATTCTGGCCCCGCTGGCCGTGTCTGAGCAAACCATCAGGGAAGGGGAATTATTCGGAATTGAAGTATCAAGAGTGCCGAACGGATCATCGCCGGACGCGCCTGGCGTATGGATCACGAATTACGAGCGCATGGACTGCATAGACTTCTCGGAGTTGCATGGCCTTGTGCTTGATGAGTCGTCAATCCTCAAGGCACACGACGGAAAGACGCGGCAAAAGATCATCGACTCTGCACAGTGCGTGCCGTATCGGCTGAGTTGCACAGCTACACCGAGCCCGAATGACTTTGAGGAGCTTGGGAATCAATGCGAGTTTCTTGGCGTCATGACTCGGACCGAAATGCTGGCAACGTACTTTGTAAACGACACCGGCGACACGGGAACATGGAGGCTCAAGGGTTGGGGAGCGTCTAAATTCTGGGAGTGGATGGGAACTTGGGCTGTCGTGATTCGCAATCCTTCTGATATTGGCTTTGATGGGTCGCGCTATCAACTGTCTCCGGTGGAGTACATCGAGCACGTTGTCGAGACTGCCGAGCAAGACGATCAGTTATTCCTCAAGCCAGCACAGACACTCAGCGAACGACGCAAGGCTCAGAGAGACAGCATCGAGGCGCGATGTAAAGCATTGTCCGAGATCGTCAACGCCGAGCCAGACGAGCCATGGCTGATCTGGTGCCACCTTAATGACGAAGCCGCCGCACTGCAAAGACTGATACCTGGCAGCGTCAATGTGCAAGGGTCAGACAAAGCCGAAGTCAAAGCATCACGCATGATGGAGTTCAGCGACGGAAAACTGCGCGTTCTGATATCCAAGCCGAAGATATGCGGGTTCGGCATGAACTGGCAACACTGCGCCAGGATGGCGTTCGTTGGGCTTGATGATTCCTTCGAGAAGTTCTATCAGGCCGTCCGCCGCTGTCATCGGTTTGGACAAAAACGAGTCGTGCAAGTGCATCTGTTTACCGCCGAGAACGAAGGTCAGATCCTCGCAAACCTAAGACGCAAAGAACTACAACACCATGAGATGAGCACAAACATGATCGAGCACATGAAGGACATCATGAACAACGAACTGGAAGGACAGGAAAACATCGTGGACGAATACCGCGAAGACACGCACGAAGGGGATGGGTACACGGTTCACCTTGGCGACTGCGTGAAGTGGGCTAGGCGCATGGCTGACGATAGCATCGACTATTCTGTGTTTAGTCCGCCGTTTGCCGATCTGTTTGTCTACTCAAACTCTGACCACGATATGGGCAACTGCAAGGACGACGATGAATTTGCCGCCCAACTGAGATACCTGATAGCCGAACTGTTCCGGATCATCAAGCCTGGGCGCAACGTGTCGTTTCACTGCATGAACTTGCCCACCACAAAGATGCGTCAAGGGTTCATAGGTCTGCGCGACTTCCGAGGAACGCTTATCAGAGCGTTTCAGGACGCAGGGTTCATTTATCACTCCGAGGTCTGCATCTGGAAAGATCCAGTGGTTGCCATGCAGCGGACCAAGGCCCTCGGGCTGCTGCACAAGACAATCCGCGAGAACGCCAGCATGAGCCGAATGGGGCTGCCTGATTACGTCGTGACCATGCGCAAGCCTGGCGAGGCTGCCGAGCGCGTAACGCATGGCGATGACCTGCCAGTGCAGATGTGGCAGAAGTACGCAAGCCCTATCTGGTCCGATATCAACCAGAGCCGCACGCTAAACAAAATGCCAGCGCGTGACGAGAACGACGAAAAGCATATGTGTCCGCTGCAACTGGACGTCATCGAGCGGTGCATCCACCTATGGACGAATCCGGGAGACTTGGTATTTAGCCCGTTCACCGGCATCGGATCTGAGGGGTTCTGTGCTATCAAGATGGGAAGGCGCTTTGTCGGCACCGAGCTTAAACCGCAATACTGGAAACTTGCAGTCGAGAACATCAGAGACGCAAAAACGGATCAACTGGAGTTGTTCTGATGCTCCGCGACTACCAACAACGCGCCATCGACCAGCTTTATGACTGGTTCCGCGAGCATGAGACCGGGCATCCTTGCCTGGTCCTGCCGACCGGTAGCGGGAAGTCTCATATCATCGCTGCGCTGTGCAAAGATGCACTGCAAGCGTGGCCGGAGACACGTATCTTGATGCTGACGCACGTCAAGGAGTTGATCGAGCAGAACGCCGAGAAGATGCGCCAGCACTGGCCTGATGCGCCGATGGGTATCTATAGCGCCAGTATCGGCCAGCGTGACCTGAGCCAGCCTATAACCTTCGCTGGCATCCAGTCTGTCAGGACCAAGGCCGAGCAGATAGGGCACACCGACCTTGTGCTGATCGACGAATGCCACCTTGTGAGCCACAAAGATGAAGGCGGATACCGCACCCTGCTGGCTGACCTGGAGACCCTGAATCCTGCGCTGCGCGTCATCGGTCTGACTGCCACGCCCTACCGCTTGGGGCATGGACTAATCACCGACAAGCCAGCACTCTTTGATGATCTGATCGAGCCGGTAAGCATCGAGGAACTGGTGCGCCGTGAGTACCTGGCCCCGCTGCGCTCAAAGCTGACCAAGGCCAAGCTAGACACGTCTGGCGTCAAGAAGCGCGGCGGCGAGTACATCGAAAGCGAACTACAACGCGCAGTCAACACCGAGGACCAGAACGCCGCCGTGGTGGATGAGGTCATACGGCTGGCTGGTGATAGGTGCTGCTGGCTATTCTTCTGCGCCGGAGTGGATCACGCACAAGCCGTCTGTGAGACGTTACAGGCGCGAGGGATTAGCGCCGCTTGTGTTACTGGCGCCACGCCCAAGCGCGACCGTGAGGCGATTCTAGGGCGTTTCAAGGCC